GAGGATATAGGTTTTGTAACAATCGGTAATATATTAGCCGTAGGATCCTTGGCTAAATTGACTAAAGCCCTCTTTCCCGATGCCTTGGCTAAGGATGAGGATGGTAATCAGATATACGACATACTTAACGAGCTACTTATTAACTCTTGGTTTGAGGTAGCCCCAGCTTTACAATGGTATAACTACAACCCTACGACAACGTGGGCCGATGCTGAAAACGTAGGGCTTGGCGAGATAGATCAACCTGGCTTATACGAGATGATTTCAAGAGCTGCCGAGCCTTTTAGTAGCTACAACCTATGCGCTCAAATTGCACAAAGCGCTTTAGGCCAGATGTACGAGGACAAGGCCGGGCGAGTATGTTATGCCGATGCAGATCACCGTACGACCTATCTATCCACTAACGGCTATACGACTATCTCGGCCAATTACGCTACTCCCTCGAGTATTAAAACAATTTTACAAATAGGCAAGATCCGTAACTCCCTAGTATTTAATTACGGTAATAATTACGCTAATAGCGCTACAGCTGTAGATGCAGACTCGGTAGCCAATTACGGCAGGTATCAGCGTAACGTTACCTCTAACCTGCACAATTTGGCCGATGTTAATACAGTTATGACTAGAGAGCTTGGCCTACGCGCTATCCCTAGAGAGCAGCTACAAAGCCTTACCTTTAGATTAGATAACACCAATCTGCCAGATGCCGAGCGTAATAAACTCATAGACGTATTTTTTGGGCAACCTATGATTATTAACGATCTGCCGATTAGTATGTTTAACGGATCTTTTAACGGCTTTGTAGAGGGCTTTGCTATTAGAGCTACGCCGGCATATGTTGATATGACCCTTACCCTAAGCCCTACAGACTTTTCTCTAGTCGCGCCACAATGGGACACGGTGAGCCCGCCTAGCCTGATTTGGACAGGTGTAAACGCTACACTTGAATGGGAAAACGCATTTGGAGGTTTAACGTAATGGCAACTACTACCCCTAATTTTGGTTGGCCGGTGCCTACGAGCACCGACCTAGTTAAAGATGGAGCTACGGCTATCGAGGCACTAGGTGACTCAATCGATGCCTCTTTGCTCGATCTTAAGGGCGGCACGACAGGACAGGTACTTAGTAAAACTACTAATACCGATATGGATTTTACATGGGTTACTACAGATGACGCTAACGCTATCCAAAACTCTATTGTCGATGCTAAAGGCGATCTAATTGCAGCTACGGCTAATGATACTCCGGCACGTTTAGCGGTTGGTACTAATGGCCAAGTGCTCACAGCAGACTCAACGGCAGCTACAGGTTTAGCATGGGCTACGGCTTCAGTCGGATCGACCAATGTCGCTGGTAAAAATGCGGTATTAAACTCCAATTTTTCAGTCTGGCAGCGCGGCACATCATTTAGCGCGTCAGGTGCAGCAGCCGATAGGTGGTTTATAAACCCAAGCGGTGCAACGGCAACTTTTACACGTCAAGTTACCAATGACACTACTAATCTGCCTTTTATTCAATACTGTGCAAGGTTTCAGCGTACTGCTGGAAATACAAGCACAGCAACAACTTTTTTAAACAATAGTTTTGAGACTATTAACTCAATACCTTTTGTGGGTAAGACAGTTACTTTATCGTTTTATGCAAGAGCAGGGGCAAATTATTCTGCTGCATCAGGACATTTGGTAGGCACTCTCTACTCAGGTACAGGTACAGATCAGAATTACAATTCTGTTGCCTACACTGGATCAAATTCAGTGGCTTCCACAAATGCTGTCTTAACTACAACATGGCAGCGTTTTACCGTCTCAGGTACAGTCCCAACATCAGCCACAGAATTAGCCGTAGTTTTTTTAAGTACGCCAGTGGGTACAGCTGGAGCTAATGATTACTACGAAATAACAGGCGTACAACTTGAAATAGCATCATCAGCAAGCTCGTATTCACCTAACGCTGCCACTTTCCAAGGCGAATTAGCAGCTTGCCAGCGGTATTATTATTTACACGCATCCGGAGGCTCAGCACTAATTGGGTCAGGGTCATATAACACGGCAAGTAACGCAAATGCAGCCGTAATTTTTCCTGTACAAATGCGTACAGCTCCAACGCTTGTAGCAACTACTGGTACTAATTACTATCAAGTAACTGGTGGAGGTGTAGACGATAATGTTAATTCTTTAACTATCTTTATCCCAACAGTACAAGCTACACAGCTTTATAATAATAGCGAGGCATCTGGCACTATTGGTTATGGAGTAATTATGAGGACATCTAACGCGGCTGCTTCTGTAGCCTTTAACGCGGAGTTATAAAATGACAAGAAAATACAATATCGATAATTCAATGGGCCAAGAGGTAATTTGGTACGAGGAGGACGGAGTGCGATATTCATTTATTGCCGATCCGGCCAACTCCGATTATCAAGCTTATTTAACAAATGGAGACTAGCTATAACGGCTACCCTGCCTCTAAAGATGCGGCAGAAATAAAAATAAAGTCCTACCCGGTAAAGGGTACGGATCGTAAACTAAGGTGTGCCGAGAGTGTGGGCCCACTCTTGGCCGCTTTTGCTGCCGAGTTTCACGAGCTGATCGAGCCAATAGATGAGGGCACTTTTGACGATTGGGGCTATGCCTACAGGATGGTACGAGGTAATCCGACTAAACTCTCTTGTCACTCATCCGGCACGGCTATCGATCTTAATGCTACAAAGCATCCGTTAGGTGAGGCTGGCACTTTTCCAGCTGAGAAAATACCTATGATCCGAGCGCTCGCTAAAAAGTACGGCCTCAAGTGGGGCGGCGATTTTAAGACACGGCCGGACGATATGCACTTTGAGGTAGAGGTGTCACCGGTAAAGGCTAAGGCTTTAATCTCTAGTTTAGGTTTATAGTAAGACAAATCCTAAAGGGCACTTAGGAGCAAAACAATGAAAGAGCAAGCGATAGCGGTAGGTAAGTCCTATCTTAGATCAGCTGTAGCGTGTGCGGCAGCTCTCTATATGAGCGGTATTACCGATCCAAAAGTATTAGCTAATGCGTTTATCGCTGGGCTAATCGGGCCACTACTTAAGGCCGTCCAACCGTCCGAGGGACAGTTTGGCGTAACTAAGTAATGGAAAGAGCCCAGCTTGTAATTGGTATTACCTTGGGGGTAATTACTATTTTGGGGTTATGGGCTGGGCTCATCCGTAAATTAGTTATGTATTACTTATCAGAGCTAAAGCCGGACGGCAACGGCGGCCACAACCTAGCCGGGCGCGTTGAGCGTATAGAGCAGCGGGTAGATCGTATCTATGAGATTTTGCTCGAGGACAGGCTAGCCAAGTAGCGACACGCCAAGAGGCTATAGGCTTTCATTTCTGACAAAAAGCCCTCATACTGGTACTACAAACGCTGAGAGGGCTACTCGGTTAGTAGCTTGATCGGCCTTAACAAAGGGCGAAAGATGAATAGTGCAGATATATTAGTAAGCCTTGGAGCTTGTGCTTTAGGTTTTTTGTTTATGACAGTCGGTTACTCCATAGGTTTTAAGCACGGCCACGGCGAGGGCTTTATTAGAGGCCGCGCTATTGCTAAGGCTCTTAAAGAGAGCGAGTTAATCTAATGGGGTTTTTAGATAATTACGAGGACGTAAATGCACGTATTAAGCGCTTTAGATCAGAATTTCCAAGTGGTCGTTTAGTCGCTTATATTGAGGATATAGATCTAATCAAAGGTACGATTTTAGTAAAAGCTGAGGCCTATCGGGAGTATGAGGATATGGTGCCAAGCGCCGTAGATTACGCTTTTGGTAACGTCTCGACTTATCCAAACAATATGAAAAAATGGTTTATCGAGGACACAATTACAAGCGCTTACGGCCGCTGCATAGGTCTACTAACTCCAAGCCTTGAGCATAACTCGAGGCCTACAGTGCAGGATATGGAAAAGGTAGAGACTTTACCGGCTGACTCTGATCCGTGGAGTAAGAAAGCATCAATAGAGGATATGTCCACAATGGCTACGGCTATCCTTGAGATCGGTACGCAGCTGGGAGGCGAGTTAGTAGCTGAGGCTCCACGTTGTCCGCATGGGACAATGGTTTGGGCCGAGGGGACAGCCAAAACTACTGGTAAGCCGTGGGCCGCGTACAAGTGCACCGAAAAGATACGAGCTAATCAATGCCAACCGTATTGGCACGTACTCGGATCAGATGGCAAATGGAAGCCTCAGGTATAGCCATGGGAGAGCTAACGTTTATTAAAGATGGCGTATCTACCACTATCCATGAAAACGGCGATGTAACTGTACTCAAGGTTATTTTATGTGATGAGTGCGAAAAGTACGTAACTCCTCTTGGCGGCTGGTTTGTGAGAGATCATACCGGCGAGGTCGTAATGTGGCTGTGTGCAGAATGTCGCAAGTAGCCAAGGTAATACTCGATCGATCTCAAGAGGTAACAGCTCATAGAGTAGGACTCGAGCGCACGATCGTGCGAAATGCCAATACAAGCGATGCTAGTAATTTTGGCCAAGTCTATAAAAACTGGCACGAGTTAGTATGGCAAGAGGCTGAGGGTGCCTCAGCTGAGACGGCTGTGGCTAATTATTTTGGCGATTACGCTTTTGTGCCAAAAATACACAATGCCCACGAGGAGGCAGACGTAGGCGAAAATATCGAGGTTAAATGGACCAAACACGCTAATGGACATTTGATCTTACAAAACCGAGGCCCGGGCCGTCCTAATGATGTAGCTGTATTAGTTACCGGGTGGAGCCCGGTCTATATCCTCTTAGGATGGATGCCGGTGCATATGGCCAAAGTACCTAAATATAAGCATCCTTACCAAGATAACTATTGGGTACCTCGATCTAATCTCTTTGAGATGCAATATCTAAAGAGGTCACAATATGGCATATAAAACTAAGTGCCGGTTATGTGCAAAAGTAACCGAGCATATTGAGCGAGTCGTAACAGATAACCTACCTCCATACGTTAAGGCGCTCCAATGCGTTAAATGCGGCGTTATGGGGATCGTAATGTTGGAGGATGTAAATGACAGTAATTAGGCCAGGCTGTGTTTATTGTGGGATGTTTCACGATCCAAAAACCTGTAATTATCAGCTGATATTACTTATTGAGTCGTATATAAATAAACAGTCGGAGATAGATCCGGCGGCACTAGCTTACGAGATAAGTAAGGCAGGTTATATCCGTGCCAATGTATGAGTATGAATGTTTATTATGCAATATCCGTTACGAGCTAGAGCAGCCGATCACCTCGGCCGCAGCTCCTATGTGCTGTGGTACTCATATGAGGCAGGTTTACCATGCTCCGGGAATATCGTTTAAGGGTAAGGGATGGGGTAAAGATGCTAGATAGTTA